CAGCTTTCAACCGACGGCTGACCGTGCTGTCCCCCACTTTGAAAAGGCTGGCGATCTCTCTCGTGGACATGCCTCCCAGGTACAACTCGGACGCTTTCTCAGGAGTGAGCCTGCGGGCATTCCTATCCCCCTTTTGCCGGGGGGTCTCCGTAGGCAATTTGTACGCCATGCAATCGGGGACATGGGGTTCGATCAACTCTCGGAACTGATGGGCCTGCTTAGGGAACCAAATAGCCTGGTCTCCTTTGTTGCCATAGACCTTGGGCTTGAGGCCCAGAGTGCGAAGTGCCCGAATAGCCCTCTTGAGTGAAAGAGGGTCAAGACCAAACGAAATGCGGGGGTGTTGGGACGTAGTGCAATTGCCGTCATCCATGTACCAGACAGCCAATACAAAAGGGGTCATCCTCTTGTAGAGGTCCGAAGGAAACACCCGTTTCCGGTCGGGTGGAGGGTAGAAGAGGTCATAGTAAGAGCGGAGCTGAGAGCAAGACTTGGTATACAAGCTACGGCTGGTATATGGCTTCCCGTTAGACCCACTGGATGTTCGCGTCCCTAGATGGGAAACGAACATCCCTAAGTAGGTGGCCTTCCAGTCCGTGTACTCCGATTGATCTTCGCAATGACTGTCACAAAATCGAGCAGACCCTTTGCTGGGGGCGTTCATCCACCCATCACCGAGAAGTGAGCCCACGATGAGCTGTTCTTGTTCGGAGGTCAAGCTAGGAAGTTGCCGTGCGATGCGTTCCGTTTTGCTAATGGTGGGGATACCCCACCGTCTCCGAAGCCTGCCGATATAGACTTGGTAGGTCCCTAAGCGACGAGCGATTTCATTTTCGGACAGAAGATCGACTTCGTACCATTGGCGAAGTTGACTCTCCGTACAAAGATTTTCCAGCCGCATGTGTCTTAGCCTGTTGTGGTTTCCGAAAGAAGGTGGGTTTTTCAAGACCTCGTGGATGAAAATCTCCCACGACCCTCCATTGAGCAACATATTAAAACACCGGCCGAGAGAAGTCAACTCTGGTGGTTTTAGCCTGTAGTGATTTCTGGATAGATGGGTGATCTAAAACGACGAAACCCCCGACCCAGAGGGCCGAGGGTTTCTGGAAACCTTAGAGGTTTCGGCGGCTTGTGCTACCGAGTGACGGTGAGGCGAGCCAATCCGCGAGGGTTGTACGCTCCCAAACCGAGGTTCTCGAAAACACTGAATCCGATCGTTCGGGCCTTCGGGTCATCCGCCGAAAGCACAGTCAGTTCGGTACGTACCGGGATACGACCAAACATCTCGGGCTCGCAGCAAATGTAGACCGTTCCGACTGGAACGAGCCGCGACGTGATGAGAGTGGCGCCCCAAAGGGTAGCCATCAGGCCGGTCTTGAGGAGAGCGGCCTGGCTCTCGATGTCGAGGATGTCGCGACCGAACTTACGGAGGTCGGCGTAGTCCCTTGCGTTCATGTACACGCGGGCGACCCGAAGGTCGTGGCGCTCGATGAGCGAGAAGGCATCCGCCAGAACCGCACCGGAGATCGGGGCGACTACCGGGATGTCAGCGTTGAGCTGACCCGGGAGGGAGTCGAAGCCCACGGTGGCGATCGAATCGAGGATGGCGAACACCCTCTCGTCTTCCGCTGCCTGGACTTGAGCACGTGCGAGATCCTGGCTCCTCTCGATGAGGTCGAATCGACGTTCCTTGATCTGCGTGAGCGGGATCTCGGGGTTCGAGGCGATCTCGAAGAGCGGGAAGATCACACGCCGGGGCTTGGTGATGGCCAGAATGTTCTGGCCCTCTTCACCAACCACGTAGGCGGTGACATCCGGATCTTTGTCGTAGATGGGCAATGCACCATCGGGGAGCTGCTCGACCAAGAAGGTCTTGCGGCCTACCGACGAGTAGTCACGTCGGGTCCGAAGGGGTTGCGTCATCGAGGCGGCGAGCTTGGCTCGTCCTTGCGGGGACTTGAGGTACTCGCCGATGATCTTTTGCTTCACTGCGTTGCTAACAGCCATCGTCGTGTCCTCCTAGATCCTGGCGTCCCAGACGACTTCGTTCATGACGGCGTCCGGCGGCATCTTGACGACGCCCATCCGAGTGGCGCTGCCGTTCGCGTTGCGAACGAAGCTTTCAGCCGACATGGCGATGACGTCACAGTCGTCGATGTTGCCGTCGGTACCGATGACCTCGGTCGGCATCATGTAGCCGTTCCTCGAAGCCATCAGGTCCTGTCCGACCCGATAGACGATCGCCGCTCCTGCGGGGGAGTTGACGGCGTCGGCCGAGTCGGCGATCAGAAGCGTCTCGAACAGTTGGTTCGAGTAGGTACCTTGGGCGCTGACGTACGGACCCTTGCCACTGGCTTGGCCAGGCAGGTTCTCGTAGGCGTTGCCGGTCGCCGTGTTGATGAAAACACCCAGGACCTTGTAGCCGATCGCGAATGCGGGATTCGCAGTGACCACGATTACGGTCTGATCACCGGGGCCTCCGATGTGGTTGCTGCCGGCATCGGGCCGTGCGAAACACACGGAACCGGACAGCACACCGAAAGTCCCCTGATCCACCTGGGCGGAGACGTTGGTCGCGACGGTCGGGGGGTTGGTCTGGGTGAAGGAATCGTCCGTGAGGACCCCGACGGTGTTCCTGACACCGACATGAAGGATCCGAAGGGCGCTACTCGACTCAGTGAACCCGCCGCTCGCCTGTCCAAGAAGTGGCATCTTAACCTCACTTCTCCCTGTTTACAGGGGCGTGGTTTTGGAAAGGGTGAGAAAGCCAAAAGGTCAGCTCACCAAATACACACTGATGTCAGTCATATAGGCGCACTAACGAAATTCACTTGTCGGTGAGAACCAAGAAGGGGCCGGAGAAACCCCGGCCCCTTCTGAAGAAAAGGTGTTGGTCTAGAAAATCCCGTCGATGTTGGGATCGGACTTCCAAAGCTTGGACAGTTCGTCGACCTCGTCGTTACCGGTCTTGGCGGTCTTGGTCACGTGACCCAGGGACTTCGGACCCTTGCCCGGCTTGCGGGGACGCGGCTTCTGCGAAGCGGTGCGGAGGGAGGCCTTTTTGCCTTCCTTCTCATCCTTCTCGTCCTCATCACCCTCGTCGCCTTCGTCCTCATCCTCATCGTCAGCGGCTGTCTTGCCGCCGAAGATTTCGGAGAAAATGGCGTTCTCTTCCGCAGAGAGAACGGGCGTACCTGAAAGGCCCATCGGGTCGCCGGTCTGGCCGAAATCGAGGTCGAAGGAAGCTTCCTTGTCGCCCTCGTCGTCCTCGGACTTCTTGTCGTCCTTGGACTCCTTGTCCTCAGCCGCCTTCTTGTCGTCCTTGGATTCCTTGTCCTCGGCGTCGTCCTTGTCCTCGTCGTCCTCAGCCGCCTTCTTGTCGTCTTTGTCATCCTCGGCGCCGTAGAGGCTGGCTTCCAGTTCACGAATCGAGACGATTCCGTCACCGTCGGAGTCGAGGGACGCGAACAGCTGCATGTCGCCCTTCCACTCATCCTTCTTGGCGAATCCGTTCTCATCGAAGCCCATCTTGAGAGCAGCGGCCTTCGGGAACATTGCGAAGAGGTCGTCCATTCCCTCTTCCATCATCGGGTCCATCGGTTCCTCGTAGACGTCCTCTTCGAGGAGGTCTTCCTCGAGCATCTGGGCGAGCATGGCTTCTTCTTCCATGCCTTCTTCCTCCTCTTCCTGCGAGAAGAAGAACTGACCCATCGGCTCGGGGCCACAACCCATGAAGTCACTGGCCTCGTGGTCGCTGGCCTCGTGGTCTTTCGCGACCCGCTGATACGTGGCATCGAACACGAAATCGTCGAGGTCCATCAGCTCGAGTGCCTTGTCATCCAGGAGGTCCGGGTGAGCCTTCGGACCGAGCATGGAACTGGCGATCCGATAGGCTTTGGCAGCTCGTTCCAGAACGAGCTCCTTGATGCTGCCCTTTTTCGCAGCAGGATGATCACCCATCTCAGATGTCCCGTAGCCCGGGGTTGCCGGCGGGGCCGACTGGGGGTACGGGGGCGGATGGGGATCTTCGGCCCACGAGGACGTATCACCGTTCTCGTACTGATGAGCACCGGGGTCCGGCTTGGAACCGGGATGTTCCCTACCTGCTTCATCGTATCCAGGGGTGGCGGGGGGAGGCGA